ACACAGTTTTTTTCTAGCGACAGTTCTAAAAGTTCCATGTCACAGCCAAAAGGAGAGTAAATATGAAAATAAAAAATACAGATATAAACGATATAAAAGCATACGATAAAAACCCTAGAAACAACGCTAATTCAATAGATAAGGTAGCAGACAGCATAGCTGAGTTTGGTTTTAGGCAGCCTATAGTAGTTGATGAGGATATGATTGTTCTAGCTGGACATACAAGGCTTCTTGCATCTAAACAATTAGGTTTAAAAAAAGTACCAGTACATATTGCAGAAGGATTAACTAACGCACAGAAAAAGGCGTATAGAATTATGGATAATAAATCCTCTGAAGATTCTGAATGGGATAAAGATTTATTAAATTTAGAAATAAAAGATTTAATAGAAGATAACTATGATTTAAACATGACAGGTTTTACCCCTGAACAAATAGATGCATTATCTGTTTTAACTGAATCTATATTAGAAGGTGAGACCGATGAAGATTCTGTTCCTGAACCACCTAAAGAACCCAAAAGCAAACTAGGTGATATTTATGAATTAGGACATCATAGATTAATGTGTGGCGATAGTATTAGCATTGATGATGTAGACAAATTAATGGATGGTAAAAAAGCAGATATGGTTTTTACTGACCCACCTTATAATGTTGCTTTTAATGGTAGGAGTGGAAAATTTGATGTCATAAAAAATGATGACTTAGAAGAAAATGAGTTTAACAATTTTATTGATTCTTTTTTATCTATTTTAGAAATATTAAAAGTTGAGACATATTATATATGTTGTAACTGGGCATTTTATGGAGTGTTGCAATTAAAGTTAAAACCTAAGTCATGTATTGTTTGGGCAAAAAATGTATTTGGTTTAGGTAGAGGTTATAGACATCAACATGAATTTATTTTGTTCAATGGTCATATAAAAAAAGAAATAACAAACGAATCTGATTTATGGAGTATTGCAAAAGATTCAAAATATAAACATCCAACTCAAAAACCAGCAGAGTTAGCAAAAAGAGCAATTAACAACTCATCTAATGAAGGTAATATAGTTTTAGATTTATTTGGTGGTAGTGGCTCTACATTAATAGCAAGTGAAGCCACTGCTAGAAAATGCTACATGATGGAATTAGACCCAGTATATGTAGATGTTATTGTTAAACGCTGGGAAGATTTTACTGGTAAAAAAGCAAAACTAATCAATGGCTGAAATACCTAATTATCCAATAGCAGTTGTAGCTAAACTTTTAGATTTATCTGAACGCCATGTTAGAAGATTGGCAGATGATAATATTTTAAAGAAACCTGAAAAGAATAAAGGTTGGGAAATAACCAATGTAACTTTATATATTAGATATCTAAGAGAAAGAGCATTTGGTAAAGATATAAGCACGACTGATTTGCACAATGAGAAGCTAAGACTTACTAAAGCACAGGCAGACAAGGCTACTTTAGAGGTTAATGAATTAGAGGGTGACTTAATACCAGCACAATTAGTAGAAGATACTTGGATTGGTTATAGTGCTAATGTTAGAGCAAAATTACTGGGACTGCCATCAAGAATAGCACATAAGGTTATAACAGTAGAAGATTATCAACAGGCATTATTAATAACAACAGAGGAAGTGCATGAAGCACTAAATGAACTAGCAGAAGATGGAATACCTAAAAAATATAGAAAGCGTAATAAACAGCGTAAATCAAAGCTGGCTGCCACCAAAAAATCTAAAGATTAGCGACTGGTCAGATAGTTATAGAAGATTATCGCCTGAAGCATCAGCAGAAGCTGGTATATGGCGTACTGATAGAGCTCCATATCAGCGTGAGATAATGGATTCTTTTAACGACCCTGATATCCAAAGAATAGTATTTATGAAATCTGCTCAAGTTGGTGCTACTGAGATTCTGCTAAATGTCATTGGTTACTACATAGACCAAGACCCAGCTCCAATGTTGATTCTACAGCCAACATTACAAATGGCACAAACATTTAGCAAAGATAGACTTTCTACAATGATAAGAGATACAGATAAAATTAGAAATTCTGTAGCTGACCCAAGAAGCAGAGATAGTGGTAATACAGTTTTATCTAAGAAGTTCGCTGGTGGTAACTTAAACATAGTTGGTTCTAATTCTGCATCAGGACTAGCATCAAGACCAATCAGAATTGTATTAGCCGATGAGGTTGACAGGTATGAAGCATCTGCTGGTTCTGAGGGAGACCCAATATCACTTGCAACCAAAAGAACAACCACTTTTTGGAATAGAAAAATATATATGTGTTCTACTCCGACCATTAAGGGATTATCAAGAATAGAAACTGCTTTTGAAGAATCAGACAAACGCTATTACCATGTGCCTTGTCCTGAATGTGAAGAAACACAAATATTAAAATGGAAGAATGTAGTTTGGGAAGAAGATAAACCCGAGACTGCTACTTATGCTTGTGAACATTGTGGTTCAGTTATAGATGAGTCAAAAAAACAGTGGATGTTAAAACATGGTGAATGGATAGCTTCTGCACCTAAATCAGATACAGCAGGTTTTCACATATCAGAGCTTTATTCAGTTTGGTCTACTTGGGCAGATATGGCTAAAACATTTCTTGAAGCTAAAAAGAATCCTGAAATGTTAAAGACTTGGATAAATACTGCATTGGGAGAATCATGGGAAGAGCAAGGTGATGCTGTAGACCATGAGACATTGCTAAGCAGAAGATTAAACTATGACTACACAACCATTCCTGAAGATGTTTTAGTTCTTACTGCTGGTGTTGATACTCAGAAGGATAGGCTAGAACTGCAATTGGTTGGATGGGGTAAGAACTATGAAGCATGGGTTTGTGATTACAAGATATTTTGGGGAGACCCAAATGCTATGAATGTTTGGTCAGACTTGGATGCTTACCTAAAGAAAAGATTTAAAACTGAATCAGAGAGATTGATACCTATATCATGTTGCACTATTGACTCAGGTGGACATCATACAAATATGGTTTATCAATTTACTAAGCCAAGACAGGCTAGAAGAATCTTTGCAATCAAAGGTTTGTCAACAGCAGGTAAACCAATAGCAAATAGACCTACATTTGTTGGCAAGAATAAAGCTGTTTTATATGGTGTTGGTTCTGATAGTGCTAAAGAAGCTATATTTGCTAGATTATCTACTGAACCTGATACAACTACATTGCATTTTTGCTCAGACTTAGATGAAGAGTACTTTAAGCAACTTACAAGTGAGAAAAGAATCACTAAGTTTGTTAGAGGAAGAAAAACACTTGCTTGGAAGCAAATTAGACCAAGAAATGAAGCATTAGATACATTGGTCTATAACTTTGCTGCTATTTACATCTTGAATCCTAACTATGATTCTATTGAGAACAAAATACTTACCCAAGAATCAAAACCAAGAGAAAAAACACAAAATAGACCACAAAAAGGCATAAATAGAGGAAATTTCGCTACTTCTTGGAAATAATTGCACTTTTTTTACTAATTTTATATACATTTATATATTTATATGTGTATAATATGCTTATGTTAAACAAAAAGGAGTCAAACATGAAAAACACAATAAGCACAACTAACAAAGCAAAAAATATGCAAGAACTATTTGGAAATACTTTTAATGTATTTATGCAACATCTAGCAAGTCATAACAATATTACAATTAATGAATTAATTAGCAAATCTAATGAAGATGCAGAATTAAGAAATGAAATTGAAAAAATGTTTTTAAAAGCAATAAAAGAAAATAATAAAGAAGTAGAATCTGTTATTGCAACAGATGTAGAATTCTAAAATTCCATCAAAATCACAAAAGGCTCTTAATTGAGCCTTTTTTATTTTTTGCCCTTTTGATATTGACAATAGCCTATTGCACATTAGTGTTAGATGTAGATATATCTAAAACATTTATGAGGTTTTTGCTTGAGCAACAAATTTGATTCAACAAATTATCCATCCCAAGTTCCTACTGAGCTTCAGTTGGGAGACTTTTGGGCATGGAAAAGAGACGATTTATCAGAAGATTATCCAATAGCATCTTACTCATTATCCTATGAGTTCAATTTAGTTGATGGTGCTACAGCTTCTAATTTCACATTAACTGCAACTGAATCAAACGATACTTATATTATTGAAGCAAACAACACTGCTTCATACACAAAAGGCAATTACAACTGGGTTTCTTATATGACTAGAAGCTCTGACTCTGCAAGAGTTAAGCTAGAAGAAGGATTTGTAGAAGTTCAAGATAATTATGCAACTACAACTGCTTCAGTTAGAAGTCATGCAAAGATTGTTTTAGATAGCATAGAAGCTGTAATTGAGAACAGGGCAAATATTGACCAATCATCTATGTCTATAGCTGGAAGGTCATTATCAAGAATGTCTATAGATGAACTAATGACTTTTAGAGATAGATACAAGGCTGAATATCTAAAAGAGGTTAAAATACAGAGAATTAAAAACAACAGAGGGTCAGGCAATACGATTAAGATTAATTTTGGTAGTGCTACTGGCTCAACACCCAAGAGCTACACATAATGGCATGGTATAACAGGATATTAGGCGTAAATGAGCCTAAGAAGAAAAAAAGACAAGCATATAGAAGAAGCTATACTGGTGCTAACACTGGTAGATTGTTCGCAGATTTTGTAACAAGCTCAACAAGTGCTGATGCTGAAATAAAAGATAACATAAGAATATTAAGAGATAGAGCTAGAGAACTTGCAAGAAACGATAGCTATATAGCACGATACCTTAACCTGATGGTATCTAATGTTATCGGTAAGCATGGCATAAGAGTGAGCTCCAAATCTAGGAACGATAATGGTTCTTTAGATATTGGAGCTAACCTGCTGATTGAAAGAGCTTGGAAAGAATGGGGTCAAGTTGGTAACTGCACAACCAATGGCAGATTATCATTCTTAGATTGCCAAAAAATATTTGTTGAATCTTTATGTAGAGATGGCGAAGTACTAATCAGGAAAATAAAAAACACTAATTCACCTTTTGGTTTTGAATTACAGTTTTTAGAAGCTGACCATTTAGATGAAAACAAGAATGACATTTACAAAGCTACTGGGAACAAAATTAAAATGGGTGTTGAAGTAGATAAGTATGACAGACCAGTTGCTTATCATTTATATAAAGACCACCCATATGACAGAAATTATTTAGCTCAAGCTCAACACATTAGAGTTCCTGCTGATGAGATTATCCATGCTTACCTACCTTCTAGGGCAGAACAAACTAGAGGTGTTTCTTTGGTTGCTACAGCAATGGCTAATGTGAAAATGTTAAATGGTTATTTAGAAGCAGAAATAGTTGCAGCTAGAGTTGGTGCATCTAAAATGGGTTTCTTTACCTCACCTGATGGTGATGGTTATGTTGGTGATGGTGCTTATGAAGATACCTTTAATCCAACAATGAACGCACAGGCTGGTGTATTTGAGCAATTACCTCAAGGTATGGACTTTAAGAGTTTTGACCCAACCCACCCAACATCTGCTTTTGAATCATTTACAACTAGCGTATTAAGAAGTATTGCATCAGGTTTAAACATTTCTTATCACTCATTATCTAATGATTTAACTTCAGTAAATTATTCAAGTATCAGACAAGGTGCTTTAGAAGATAGAAGTATGTATCAGATATATCAACAATTTGTAATTGAGCATTTTGTAAATCCAGTATTCCAATCATGGTTAGAGATGTCTATTTCAACTGGATATATTAATTTGCCTATGGGTAAATATGATAAATTCGCAAGGTCAGTTAATTACATACCTAGAAGTTTTGCTTGGATTGACCCACTAAAAGAAATGCAGGCCAATGTTATTGGTTTGCAAAATGGAACACTTACCTATTCTGATATTAGTGCTTCGTATGGAAGAGATACTGAAGAGTTATTTGAACAGCATCAAAAAGAAATAGAACTAGCTAAACAATATGATATTGAACTAGCTTATCAACCATTTGGTCAGAAATTACCTGTAGAAGCTAAGATACAGGGTGGAGACGAAGAAGAAGATGCCTAGACCTAATGATGGTATGAAATCTGAAGCTCAAAAAGGCTTAGACTGGCGTGAAGAACATGGTAGAGGTGGCACTAGAGTTGGAGCTGTAAGAGCAAGACAAATAGTGGCTGGTGAAAACCTATCTGATGATACTGTAAAAAGAATGTATAGCTTCTTCTCAAGACATGAGGTAGATAAACAAGCTGAAGGTTTTAGTGTTGGTGAAGAGGGTTATCCCTCTAATGGAAGAATAGCATGGGCATTATGGGGTGGTGATGCTGGATTTAGTTGGTCAAAAAGACTGGTAGAACAAATGAAAAAAGAAGAAGATAGAGCTATGCCTGATGCACTTAAACTAGGCGATTTTGTAAGCTGGAATAGTGCTGGTGGAAGAGCTAGAGGAAAAATAATTAAGATAGAAAGAGATGGGAAAATCAATATTCCTAATAGTGAATTAACTATTACTGGAACTGAAGATGACCCTGCTGCATTAATACAAGTTTATAGAAGTGGTGAGCCTACTGATATTGAAGTAGGGCATAAATTCAGCACTTTAACAAAAATTAATCCCATTAGGGATTTTAACGATTTCAATTCTAATGAATTGGAAAAACATCCTTTATTAACAAATGAAGAGGAGAAATCTATGAATAAAGAAGATAGACATATCCTTAATGTTACTGAGACTGACAATACTGTTATTGTTGAGTTTGAGAAACATGAGGATGTAGAACATGAAGGTGAAGAAGTAGAAACAACTGACGAAGTATCTATGACTGAATCAAGCGAAGAAGAAAGAAAAGTAATTGATATGCCTATGAAATATAGAACTATCGACTTATCTAAACATTCTTATCTTGATGAGGAAAAAAGAGTTGTTCGTGTAGGGGTTTCTAGCGAAGAGCCTGTTGAAAGAAGTTTTGGCATGGAAGTGCTAGGACATTCTGCTGATGATATAAACATGGAGTTTATAAACTCAGGAAGAGCACCATTATTGCTTGACCATGATATGACTAAGCAAATTGGTGTGATTGAAGAATTCAAATTAGATGAGACAGCAAAAAGGACAACTGCTGTAGTTAGATTTGGTAAATCTGCTTTAGCTCGTGAAGTATTTGAAGATGTAACTGATGGTATACGCATGAACATTTCAGTTGGTTACAGAATTGATAAACTGGAACGATATCAAGACAATGATGAGACTTACTACAAAGCTCAGTGGACTCCTATGGAAGTTTCTTCCGTATCGGTTCCTGCAGACCAGTCAAGACTTGTTGGTGTTGGTCGTTCTAAAGAAAAACAAATAAATAACACAAAGGTGAGAATAATGGAAAACGAAAAGAAACAAGATATTAATCTTGATGAAGTTAGAACTCAGACTATTGATGAAGCTAAAGCTGAATTTAAAAGAAACTCAAAAGAGATTATAGATTTAGCAGCTAGACACAATAAAAGAGATTTAGCTGACAAAGCAATCGCTGATGGCGTATCTGTTGAAGAATTCAGAGGTGTATTATTAGAAAATATTTCTAACAACACTCCTTTAGAAACTCCTTCAGAAATCGGTATGAGCAAAGAAGAAGTAAGAGAATTTAGTCTAGTAAAAGCAATTAGAGCTATGGCTAATCCTTCTGACAGAAAAGCACAAGCTGATGCAGCATTTGAATTTGAATGTTCTGCTGAAGCTGCTAGACAGTATGGCAAAGATGCACAAGGCATTATGCTTCCTGCTGAAGTGCTAAGAAGCTGGGGTAAAAGAGACCTCAACACATCTGATGATTCAACTTTAGTAGCTGAAGATTACAGAGGAAATGACTTTATTGATGTACTTAGAAATGAGTCTTCAGTAATGCAGGCTGGTGCTACTATGCTTCGTGGATTACAAGGAAATGTTGTAATACCTAAGAAAACTGCTGGTGCATCTGCTGGATGGATTGCAACAGAAGGAAGTGCTGCTGCTGAGTCTGAGTTTACTGCTGGTTCAGTAACTATGTCTCCTAAAGTCATTGGTGCTTTTACTGATGTAACAAGACTGTTATTACAACAATCTTCTTTAGATGTTGAGAACTTAATCAGAGATGACCTAACAAAATCAATCGCTACTGCAATTGACTTAGGTGCTTTAGCTGGTTCAGGTTCAAGTGGTCAACCAACAGGTATTG